AGGTCTATTTTAAACAGAACTATGATGAAGAAGTTGCTGTGCAAGACCAATTTGAAACTCTTTATGAAACGATTGTAAAATGAAATATATTTTTAAACAAATAGATAATATCTCTGGTTCAAATGCAGTAACTACAATTGAATTTGATGCAGATACGATGCCAACTATTTTGGAACATTTTGAAATGTTTCTCCGTGGTTCAGGTTTTCATCCATCAGGTGTGTTAGATTTTATTGATGAAGAAGATGAATATACAACACCAAAATTTGAATGTGCTGAAGAAATCTATGAAGATGAAGACACGGAAGAAACGCATGAATGGACACAAACATTGCGAGATGATGCTGAGTGGCCTTTTCCTTTGAAACGACCTGTTGAATCAATCTATGACGGTGATTTGAATTCACCGAGTGCAGGCGCTACACAACCATGGCAAGGTGTTGCACCATCTGTTGCGATGCAATGGACTGTGAATGAATTGATGAAAGGTCCAATGACTGTGCAATCAAATTCTGAGAAGTGTTCGATTTGTGGTATCAGTTTCGATGTAATGGCAAATCAAAAATGCTGGGATGTAAAATGCCCAATAGGCAATGATGCCAACTAAAGATGAAATGGCAAAATTTGCCAAGTCGATAGAGTCTCTTGTTGCAACTACTGATTTCAATTACATAGAAGCAATTGTCGAACATTGTAAAACTACAGGACTTGAAATTGAAGTAGCTGCAACATTGATTAACTCTAATTTAAAATCAAAGATTGAAGCTAATGCAATGGATCATAATATGTTAAAAGACAAAGGTGCTAGATTGCCAATATGACTGGTTACGAAACATTTGAAATTTATCAGGCACTCAAGTTACATTTTACAACAGACAACTATGATTTTTTCAAATACAATGGTAAGACCAGCGTTAATGTAAACACTTTCGAAAATAGAAAAGACAAGTACCATTTCTATAAATTATCTCGTAAGTGTAATAACAAAGATGATTTAATTAATTTTGTTGTTGCCAATTTTGTGGAAGATGAGAAGTCTTGGGTAGGTAACCTATTGATGGAAGAAGCAGATATGAATTACCGAAAACGACAAAAGGTAATTCAATCGCTGTCGTATACATTTGAGAATGATTTAACGAAGATATTCGATGGCTGTTCTAACCCTAACGACTTGATTGTTGTGCATCATGGTGACTATCCTAGTCTATTGACGAAGACTTTACAGAGAGATATACAGATTGAAACCTTGTGTATTCTCAATGACATTCTTGGATTCTTTCCTATGTGGTCTAAGAAGATATCAGACACTATTCGGTGGCCAGAATACAGGCGAAAATGCACCAAGTATGCCTCATTTCTCCCCAAGGATAGTGTAAAATATAAACTTATATTGAAGAAGGTGATACATGATTGAGAAAATTTACCTTGATATGGATGGAGTATTGTGTGATTTCGAAAAACGATATATGGAATTGTACAATGAAGCACCAAATTCAAGCAGAGACAAAAAGAATTGGTCTGTAAACTGGACTGACTTTGTTATGTCGAAACAATTTGAAACCTTGGATATCTTTCCAGGTGCAATTGAATTGTTGAGATATGTAAGACGAACAGAATTACCAATTGAAATACTAACCTCATCTGGCGGCGCAAAGTATCATAATTTAGTTGCCGAACAGAAAGATATTTGGTTAAAGAAACAAGGACTCGCATACAAACGAAATGTGGTTCCTGGAAGAGGTCTGAAAGCATCATATGCAACTCCTGATGCCATCTTAATCGATGATACAGAAGATGTGATTGTTGCTTTCAACAAGGCAGGTGGTATCGGTATACTTCACAAAGATATCGGTGAAACTCTGCAAACATTAGATAGTGTGCTTGCAAAGCAACTAAATACTGTGATATAATGATACTGTGAACAAAACGCTATACAATAACATACATTTTATACAAGGAAATAATATATGAGTTCATTCGCAAACCTCAAAAGAAGTCGCAATGATTTGGATAAACTAACCAAAGCAATTGAAGACACAACATCACCCACTTCTAAAGAAGCTGGGTCAAAAGACGATACCAGACTCTGGCAACCTACTGTTGATAAAGCAGGCAATGGCATGGCAGTTATTCGCTTTCTTCCCGCACCTGCGGTAGACGGTGATGATGCACTACCTTGGGTTCGTAGATTCGACCATGGATTTCAAGGTCCAGGCGGTTGGTATATTGAAAACTCTTTGACAACTCTTGGTCAAAAAGATCCAGTATCAGAGTACAATACTACATTATGGAATTCTGGCATCGAAGCAAACAAAGAGATTGCACGAAAACAAAAACGCCGTTTGCATTATATTGCTAACATTCTGGTCATATCAGACCCAAGTAATCCATCAAACGAAGGTGAAATTAAACTGTTTAAGTTTGGTAAGAAAATCTTTGATAAGATTACAGAGGCGATGAATCCTGAATTCGCAGATGAAACACCAATCAACCCATTCGATATGTGGGAAGGTGCTAACTTCAAATTGAAGATTCGTAATGTTGAAGGCTATCGTAACTATGACAAATCAGAATTCGCTGATAAGTCTGCATTACTTGATGGTGATGATGAGAAACTTGAAGCACTTTGGAAGAAAGAATTTTCTCTGAAGGAATTCACCGAACCATCTAACTTCAAATCATATGAAGTGTTGAAGGCGAAACTTGATAAAGTTTTGGGCTTTGATGGTGGTTCTTCTGTAAAGACAAAGGCAGAAGATGCTGTCTTTAAAAAGTTTGATGATGAAGATGTTGCAGTAATCGATAAAAAGATTGTTGAACATGATGACGAAGACTTGGATTACTTTAAGTCTTTAGCAGAAAAAGAGTAAAATCTTTTATGCAAATTAAACCCCGCCTTGTGCGGGGTTTTTTATTATGTAATTGTTCCTAGCAGATACTTTGCCATATCCGTATTGTATGGGTTTACATTATTACCGCCAGAAGATGCAGATGCAACTGTATTTGTTGTTGGTGCATTAATAGTTGTATTTCCACCAGAAGGTTTCATTGCAGCCATTCTTTGGTCTGACATTGTTGTTGATGCGGATGCTAATGTTGTTCCAGTTGATGCGGATGGTGCTTGTAATGATGCAGTTTTTCTAGCTGTACCTTCTGTTGCACTTGTTAATTTGGCTGCATAATTTGGATCAGTAGCATATCCTGCTTTTTGTAAAGCACCAAAATATTCACCAGAAGTTTTTGCTTGAAATACACCAGCTTTTTCATATCTTTTATTATTTTTTAAGAAATTTACATAATCATCAACTGCTTCTTTTGGACTATTATATGACCTAAATGGTTGTGGTAGTTCTACTTTTTGACCATTTAAAAACTCATGTGTCATTACATCTTTTTTATCGCCAGTCCAACTCTTATCCGCTTTAATTCCAAAGTAATTATATTTACCACTAACCTTAGAGCCCCAAGCACTTTCAAATCCCCATTGTGTTAGTAATGCATTTGGATCAACTCCACCCAATTGTTTTGAAGCCTCAACTGCTAATGGATACATTGTTCGCAAAAAATCATCTTTAGATTTAAACGCACCATCTGGTCCTGTGTTACTTGGTGTTGAACTATCTTTTGTTGGTGATGTTGAACTTGGTGTTGAGGTAGAAGATGAACTAGAACCATCTCTACCAACTCCTGCTCTAGACCTATATGCACTCATATCAGCTGTTGGTGATGTTGATGTTGTACTTGGCGCCGATGGTAATGCAGGTGGCGCAGTAGTTGTTGGTGGAACATTCTTTGTTAATACTGCACCAGCTTCAACTGCTTTTTTAGCTCTTGCTAAATCTTCATCTGTCACTTTTGCAAATCCTAATAAACCAGATGCTAAGTCTTTAAAACCTTGGCCAACTTTTGATAAGTTATCACCATTAATATTTTGAAACAATTTTAAATCTTCTGCCAATTGTTGCATTGGTGTTTTGCCAGTTTTTTCATTTCCAAAAACCCAATCCATTACACCTTTCATACCATCTGCAAATGATTTAACTATACCTGAAATACCCTCTAAGCCGAAAAATGCTAACATACCGACACCAAATGCTGGAATTGCAAGTGCTAATTTTGCTAAGTTACCTGCATCAAGTACACTAAATGCGTTGAGACCTTCTGCAAGGTTCACCATCATATCTTTTACGCCTTTACCACCACCAAGCATTTCGATTCCTTTACCCCCTAAAGCAAGACCCGCAAGGAATCCACCTAGACCCAAACCGATAGCGGTCATACCCAACATAGTTCCACCCATCATAGCGAGACCAGCGGGTGCAGATACTCCTGTAACAACACCAAATAATGCCCCAGCACCAAGTAATGAAGCAAAAGCTACCATACTATTTGGATTAAATGCATTAAGGCCTTCTGCGAGATTAACCATCATATCTCTAACACCAGTGCTTCCACCCATAGATTCTATTGCAGCTCCACCGAGTGCAAGACCGGCTAAAAATCCACCAAGACCTAAACCAACTGATGCGATGCCAATTGACATATTAAGTCCTTTTCCTAATCCAGAAACAGGATTAGAACCTGATGGACCGAATAACATACCTGCACCTAATAATGCGCCAAATGCTAAAAGAGATGTCCCACTAAATGCTCCTAATCCTTCAGCTAAATCAACTAACATATCTTTCACACCTTTGGAACCACCCAATGCTTGTACTGCGGCACCACCAGCGGCTATACCTGCAAAGAATCCACCGATACCAGCACCAACTGCCGCCAGACTCAATCCTTTACCGATACCACCCATAAGTGTGGAAAGAAAATCTAAACCAATACCTTTTAATCCACCAGCACCACCTGCAGCGGCAGGAGAACCACCAGAAGAACTTGGTGTTGGTGTTTTTGCTTTTTCTTTTGAAAACTTCGACTCATATTCTTTTTCTCTAGCTGCAGAATTTTTCCAAAACATATCAGAACTTTTTGTCGCTTTGCCACCTTGTAACTTAACCAATTTCATAATATTCAATTTGGTTATATTTGCATCTCTTGCCATCATTGGCAACACCATTGTATTTTTTGCAGTCAACCTTGTATTAACAGCAATATCTACTAATTGTGATTCTAAAGCACCAGTATCTAAACTAGGCGCAGTTAATTTGGAAGACATGGTGTTTGATTTTGGTGTCGCACTATACGCTTTAAATAAAGACGGCAACATTGCAGCCATCAATCCTTTTTGATTGAACATCTGTCTTGGATCGATTTTTTCAAGTGCGGCTTTACCTAAAGTGGAACCTAATCCACCACCACGCTTCTTTTCTGATTTGTATATGTCTGCTAGTCTACTCATTAGTGTTTTACTCTCTGTTGAGCTTTAAGTTTTTCATTTTCTACTTCTAGATATTTAACCAACAATGAAATGTAAATATCTCTTTCCCAAGGCATCATCATATCCAATTCTGTCAAACTATATTTGTGATGTTGCATAAGTGCAAAGTTAGTTTGATAGTAGTTACCAAGGGACTCATAATTTAGAATTACCCGAAAAAATTTTGGATGCCTTCAATCGTAGTTTTTTCTTCGTAACCACATTTCTTGCATTTGAATTCTACATCTTTAGAAATCTTTGGCATAGTTTCAAAGAATTTTTGAATTTTTGCTACATCAGATTGTTGCATAGTTTCAATAAAATCTATTAACTCTTGTTCAGTTGATTCTTTTGCATAATATAATTTTTCTTCGTCAAAAATATAATCAATACAAGCAACAATTAATTGTAATAAATCACTCTCAGACTGAATATTCAATTTACTGATAACATCAAAACTTGGATACTTCATTACTATGCCTAGTTTATCCGTAAGCATAATTTTATTTGAGTGTTCTTCGTTCTTTGTTGGTTTAATATCCATTAGATTGATATCTAATTTTATTTTACCGCCACATTGAACTTCTTCATCTTTTTCATTCTTAACTAAATTATTACACACATAATTCAATTCTACTTTTTCACCAACTGACCGTGCTCTCAAATTTAAAAATAAATTTTCTAAATCAAAAAATGGTAATTTGGAAATGTCTGTATCATCAACTACACAATTTGTTAATACTTGTTTGATTGAATTGATAACTTCTTTTGAATCTTCTGACTGTGCAGCCATTAAAAAGATTTTTTGTTCTTTAACCAAAAACGGACGAAACTTAATTGTTTTGCCTGTTGAAATTAATGTAGTTTCATAAATTGGTATGTCTAACTTTGGTAACATAATATCCTCGCTTTGTTAAAATAAATTAAGTTAATGCTTTACCGAATGGTGATATTTTAGCAAGACCAACTCCAAATAGAGCGGCCGCAGCTGCAGCAATATCATAACTTCCGGTATATACTGGTTTGTATTTCTGATAAGCAAATTGCACTTGTAATCTATGGAAATTATCATCAGACCAACTTAATGCTTGTGATGATATTCCAATTGGATACGCATCCATCAATTCAACTGCATATATTTGCTTAATAAAATCGTCATACTGAATCACCTTAATTGGTGTCATGTATCTTGTTGCTTCGTCTTTTGGGAATCTAACATTATTTGTATCAGAAGGATTAATAGCTTCTAACCATCTATCAAACAATTTTCTCTCCCAAAACTCATTTGTACATATAAAAGTCAAAGTCATAGTTCCATCACCGTATTGTGTCTGATAAGGAACTTTATATGTTGGACCGTAAACTTTTGCTTCATGTGTCATTATTGTTCTACCAGGCAATTCTGCAGCCTCGCATTGCAACGCAAGATACCTTGATAGTGTAGAATTCGCACCGAGTGGTGATTGTCCCATTGCACTACCAATCGTGTCTGTTATTGTGCCAAAGATTGCATTTGGTAAATTAAATAGTGCCTCAAGAGCACTTGTAGACATAAAATTTGCAATATATGGCGGTAGTGGAATAACAACTTCAAATCTAGATGGTTTTGCAGGACCATCTTTTGAACGCATATGCGACAAAAATAAATTTGGAGAGAATGACATTAGAATTTTTTCCTTGAGTCTGCGTAAACTTTACTAGTAGTGGCACCAACAAATGTTTCAACTGGTAACATTGCGGCAATGTCCCATTCATCTGCGGAGATTTCTAAAAATCTTGATTGAATATGCGTATACAAATATCTTTTAATGCATGGTGTTGCTTCAAACGCTTTTGAGGCGCCAGCAAGGTAACTATAACTAACTCTCAATTTTGTCTTTGAATCAAATTTATCATTTGTTGCAGTTTCACTCAATTTGTCTAAAAGAATCAACCTTTGTTTTGGATGAATGTAGTGTAAATTCAAACCCAAGAATCCATCTTTATATGATTCAATAGGAATCACAAGCGGAAATCTATCATAGTAGGGCATTGTATCTTTTGTCTTTGGGTCATAGAAATAAAAATACATTTTACCAATTGTTGAATTTGATTTTAATCTATCTCTATCTGCCATCAATGCTCTTGAAGTAGGAGTCAATTCTTTCACTTTGGCACGAAGCCAGTTTCGTGCATTATTTGTGCCAGTTGCATAACCTTCTTTTGCAAGAGATTGTTTGATTCTGTCGATTAGTTTTGCCATTATCTATTTATCTCAAATGCCTATGTCTTTTTCAGTTAACACTTTGAATTGCCAACCGTGTTCCTTACAAAACAAGTCTGCAGCTCGCCACTTTTCTTGATTGACTGCATAAGTTGCCGCTTCTTGCAAGTATCGTTTTGTCTTTCTTTTTTGTTCAGGTTTTACTGTTTGTTTTTGTGGTTTTATTTCAATAACCACAGTAGATTCTGTACCGTTTTTTTGTTTCAACCTGACAATAAAATCTGGAAAATACCTGTGTATTTTTTGGTCCAGCGGTGACTTGTACTTGATAATTAGTTCTTCAGATGCCCACCAAATGACACTTGGATTTTCATCTAACCATTTCATTACTCTGAGTTCCCATGAGGAACGATAGACAACATTATCAGAGTTGCCTTTATATTTGCTTCGATGTTTTGGGGTAAACCACCCTTTATATGACATAAATAGTCTCCATATGTATGATAAATATATCTAGTTAACCTATAGGACAATAAATGGCAGGACTATTAAGCTTCCTCTCAGACATTAATGTAAGACCACCAGAAATTGCTGGACCATTAGCTCAGTTATTACAGAGTCAATATGAACTTAAAAATTTGAAGTATCCGGCAGATTTAGGTGCAAATGATAAAGGTCATTATTTGGTAATAAACATCAATGTACAAAAATCAACGCAATTTAAAAATGATATCAATGTTGGCGCAGCTGCAAGAAGATTTGATACTGGACCGGGTAGTGCTGGTGCTGGAGGTGTTTTAAGTACAATATCAAATGCAGCTCAAACAGCGGAACAATGGATATCATCAGCGACTACTTTTGCTTCTGGTTACTTAAATAAATTAGGTGTGCCAACAGATACAAATGGTACTGCTGTTGGTACTGGTATTGATGCCTTAAATAATAGTATAAGTGGTGCAATAAAAAACATAGGCGATGGTGTTAGAGCGACAAAACAAATAAGTACAGTTGTATATCTTTATATGCCTGATTCATTAAATTTTGACCAATCACAACAATATAGTAATCCATCATTATCAGGTCTCGCAACCGGTGTTGCATCAGCTGGCCAATCTATAGCTGATGTAATGAGTTCTGGTGGTTCTAGAGATGAACAAATAACAAAGGGTGTTTCAAATCTTACGCCTTTTGCTTTACAGGCTGCAGCAAAATTAGCTGGTGGTGAATTAAGTGGCGTCTTATTTTCGGCAGCAACTGGATTAGTTCAAAATCCAATGATGGAAGTTTTATACACACAACCACAATTTAGAACATTCAGATTTGATTTTATGTTTTATCCAAGAACAGAAGCTGAATCTAAAGAAGTTCAAAAGATAATTAGTGAGTTGAGATTTCATCAAGCACCAGAAGGATTAGCTTCTTCAAATGGTTTCTTTTTAGTTCCACCTTCAGAGTTTAATCTTTCTTTTTATTACAATGGCAAAGAAAATCCAAATATTCCAAAAGTTGGAATTTGTGTCTTAAAACAAATGAATGTAAATTATGCGCCTAGTGGATTTTCGGCATATGAAGTTCCAGGACAATCAGCTACATTAGGTGGTACAGGTATGCCAGTTGCAATACAATTATCATTAGAATTTATGGAAACAGAAATTAAAACTAAAGCTTCTTTCAATCAAGAAGATACAATGAATGGTTTACCAAGTAGACCTTTAGGTTCAAGTGAACTTAGAACTCAATCGGAAATACAAGCTAGTGCAGACTTGAAAGATGCTTATAACTAATTATGTCAAAATATTTTAATTTTTTTCCCAAAGTTTTATACACAACAGATTCTAAAACTGGTGATGTTGTCAATAATTTAACAGCGAGATTTAATTTCGAAGAGAAATTTAAAAATAATACCGCTGTTTGTTATGAGTATAACATACAAGATAGTGATACTCCGGAAATTATAGCTTCAAAAATATATAGAGATCCAGAAAGACATTGGATTGTTTTGTTGTTTAATGATATTTCCGATCCGCAATTTGATTGGCCAATGGACTACAGAACACTCATTAGTTTTATTGATGGGAAATATAAAGACAACGCCAATGTTGGTCAATCTGGTACAAATTGGGCACAATCACATACACATTCCTATTACAAAGTCGAAACGAGAACCACATTAAGTACAAATACTGTTGTTAAAAATAAATTTGAAGTGGATTCGAATACCTACAATACAATTGCTACAACAAATAAAGATGTAATTTTGAAAGATGGTAATACAATTAGAATTCAAGTCTCAAAAGAAACACAATCATACTATGATTATGAGATGGAATTAAACGAATCAAAAAGAAAAATAAAATTATTAAAACCAGAACTTGTAAATTCCGTTGAAGAAGAGTTTAGGCGAGTAATTAGATAATGACTATTAATATTAAACAGTCAACGCAATTTACAATAAAAAAGTTAGCTTTAAATTCAAAAGCTGGTCCTTTTGATGTGTCTACTATTTTTGAAGAATTAAATATATTTGATAGTATTTTAACACCTTGCATGTCTGGTACTATTGTTTTATCAGATTCTATTGGATTGGCAAAAAGACTTGTATTGGATGGCAGTGAATATTTGGATGTTAGTATTTCTAAAGATAAAGAACCATCTGATAATAAACAAACAAATATAACAAGAACTTTTAGAATTTTTAAACAAACTAACAGAATAAGCGTAAATCAAACAACTGAAAAATATGTTTTACATTTTGTTTCTGAAGAAATGATTTATTCTGAACAACAAAAAATTGCTCAAGCTTATACTGGAAACTACTCTGATATTGCATCTTCGGTAATCAATAATTATTTAAAAATTCCAAAAAAGAAAATAGCAATTGTTGAAAAAACAAAAGGCATACACAGTTCTATTGTTCCTTTATTATCACCTATTGACACAATGAATTGGTTGGCAAAAAGGTCTGTTAGTGAAAATAATTTAGCAGATTTTTTATTCTTTGAAAATATAAATGGATTCAACTTTGTATCATTGACTAAGTTATATGGTATAGAACCACTTTTTACAATAAATTTTTCACCTAAAAATATTTCAGATAATGTTGGTACAGAATTTTTTGGCGTGAGAGATTATAACATAAGCACATCTTTTGATGTTTTAGAAAACACAAAAAATGGTTTTTATTCAAATCGATTTATTGGTTTTGATATTTTAACCAGAACATTGGTTGAAACAGATTTGGGTATAAAAAATCATTATAAAGGTAAACACTTAAATGATAGTCCAAACGCATATGCTTCTTCGAATAGAGACGGAAAAGATCCAGGACTAATGCCATTTTCAAAAGTGAGTTTGTATCCATTTCAATTGTATAGAAATTATCAACAATATGTAAAATCAAATGACACCAGTAAATCGTTGTTGATTGATGATACACATAAGTATGTGCCTCAAAGAAAAGCTATTCTTTATAATCTTTTACAAAAAAAGATGACTATTACTTTACCTGGTAATTTTTCATTGAGTTCTGGTTTTGTTTTGAATGTTGATGCACATTCATTTGCCGTTGAATCCGATCCAACTGATAAGAAAGATGATTCTATTTCTGGTAAATATTTAATTATTGCAACAAGGCATCTTATTAGTCCGAAAAAACACGAAACTTTTTGTGAGTTAGCTTCAGACTCTACAAATAACGGAGTTATTCTTTCTTCAGATCCTACATTACAACAATCTAAATACAGATAATGGAAAATACAAATTTTGCCGGGAAAGACGGATTTATTTGGTGGGTTGGTGCAATCGAAAACAGAGCCGATCCATTAGGAATTGGAAGATGCCAAGTGAGAATATTTGGCTGGCATAGTTCAAACAAATTGAAAGTACCTACAGAAAATTTGCCATGGGCACATCCAATGTATCCACTTAATTCAACAAGAATGTTTTCTGCACCACAAGTTGGTGAATGGGTTGTTGGATTTTTCTTAGATGGTGAAAATGCACAACAACCTGTAATGATGGGTATGATACCAGGAATGAAAGTGACATGAGCAAACAATTACAAGATTTACATACATTAACGGCAAAAGCAACTATAGCGCATAAAAAATATCTGGCCGGTATGATAACAAAAGAAGAGTTCACACAACAAATAGATGATATTGATTGCCATTGTCATACCGATATTGTGTTGGATGAAAAACATTCTGAATTGGATGCTTGTTATAGAGAATCTTTAGATGGCATTTTGAGACTATATCATTTGGAGAAAAATAAATGATACCACAACCAGTATTAAGCACCGGAAATAATATATCACCATCAACAAAGGCTGATGGTCCTATTATTGGTGGACCAAGTTATCCATCAACACCTGCGGTTAGAGGTGATGTATCTGGTAGCATTGCAACAACAAATAATAAATTAATACACTCTTGTGATTTTGCAAACGATTTAATAAAATCAATCGGATTAAAAAAATTCATAAAAGCAATTGCAAAATGGATTAGAGAAGGCATTAGAAAAATACAACAATTGATGGGTTTTAGTGACGCATCAGGTTCTTTTTCTCAAATTATTAATTATTTGAAAAAGGCAGCACAAGAAATTAAAACTTTTATCAAACTGTATATTACACCAATTATTGAATTTCAAAAATATGTAATAGCGGTATTAGTTAAAATTAGAGCAATCATTCAATGGATTTTAAGTTTACCTGGAAAATTACTTGCATTGTTGAAAGATTGTTTGACAAAATTATTAAAAAGTGTAGTGAGTGCTTTTGTTGATGCATGGGGTGAATCAAAAGCAGAAGTTCCATTGGCAGACTCCGGAAAAGATTTTCAAGAGTTGACAGGTGCAATAAAAGAAGCAGCTGGTGCTGCTGGTGAATTATTGAAAGCTACAACTACTGTTGCTGCTTTAACAGTTGGAATTGCTGCTTCTGCTACAGTAGGTTTATTGGCACCAGTTAGTGAAGCGGATATTGCAAGTGCTGACAAAACAATTATTGCTTATTCTGGAACAATTCCCGCTGCATTAGAAGTTCCTGCTGATCCAGACTTTTTGAAGAAATCTACTCCTTAGGAAATATTATGGCAACAACTAGTGATTACGATAAGGCATATGCAACGATAAGTGCAGCTTTAGCATCGAACCCATCAACAAATTTATTTACTGAACCACCTTCGGCTGCGGATAAAGACCACCCGCCATTATACCCACATTATCAAACATGGGATGGAGAATCTGGACACTCCATTCAATTAGATGATACTCCTGGTAGAGAAAGAGTTCGCATACAACATGGCAAGTCTAAAAACTTTATTGAGATGCATCCAAACGGTGACCAAGTTGTAAAAGTATTTGGTGAAAACTTTGATATCACAATAGGTAAAAAGAATGTTTATGTTACTGGTGCTTGCAACATTGTAGTTAAAGGTGACTGTAATATGCAAGTTGATGGTAACTATAATCACGAAGTTAATGGTGACTATAATCTTGCAGTTAAAGGTAAGATGAATATCCGTGGTGTAAAAGACATTTCAATTCAAGGTGATAGTGATGTTGATATTGGTGCAAATGAAAATTTTGGCGGTTCATTAACATTGTCATCCGCACAAAGTTTGGATTTAGTTTCTGATTTGTATATTAGCGGCTCTATCACATGCGATACTCTTACGGCAGAATCGAGAGTTAATGCAGGTATGGGAGTTTATGCTGGACCATATGGTTTCACATCTACACTTGGTGGTTTAAGTTTGGGTAGACCAACACCTGCAACACCAGTCGCAAGTCCTGGATGTATTGATATTGTAGGCTCAATCACAGCGTTAGGTTCCGTTACTGCACCAACTGGTAACTTCTTAAAAACAAATATTGGATATGCAAGTATTGGCATATCATCATCGATTTTAATGACAGATTATATCAACACATTTATGTACGATATACATTTCCACCCGACACCAAAAGGTCCGTCTGGATTCCCAATTCCACCGATGATTTAAGGATATATTATGGCAACATTATTTCAAAAATTAGGATACAATTATAGTGATCCACACGGAGATGTAACTGAATTTTCAGATGCTACAAAAGAACATTTAGCTGCTATTCCTTCGTTGATTGAAGATTGGCAAACGCAAGATATTTCAGATAGTAATGTTGGTAGTTACAATCAAAATCCTGTTGGTGCTATATCAACAACTATTGCTACAACAGCAAATTTAATTATGAATCTTCGAAGCACCATTGAAATCTATGACAATACTGGTGTCAGTTCTATAATGGCAAATGTTGCAAATGCAGCTAATAATTTGATTGCAACAGCAAATGCTTTTAAAGACCATACCGATAGAGTTTCAGGTGTTACTTCATATGGTGATTATATCACAGAAGCTGGTTCTACTGTTGCAAATACAAAACCTTTTAAAGATACAGTTAAAGGTAACGCAAGAATTTTAATGTATATTATTTACCAAACTGATGGTGTTAGTAATACTGCAATTATGAATGGTGCTTTGACTAGTTTGTTTACTGGACCAGAAGCCAATACATATTCTAATACTTTGACAACATATAAAAATACAGTAAATTCAAGTATCTATTTTTCAAGTCCAAATACTAAGTCCACATTGACTACTGCACAAGCAAATACAATCAATACTGGAATCAATGAAATAATTACATTTTTAGATACTCGTAGAACGCATGATGAATCATTTTTCACCAATATGAAAACTATGGTAAGTGATTACAAAACAGTAAGACAGTTCTCAGATATGGGTGAATCTGAGACAACTTTAGTCAATAATTATACTGGTACAAGCAAACTTTTGACCAGGCTTAACTCATAAATAGAAGATGGCAACCGTAACCACAAACATAGTCGCAGCTTATAGTGATTTAGATTTAAATTTCACTATACATCCTGTCAAAAAAGATATCAATCGTTATACTAATGAGACAGCGGTTGTGAATTCTATTAAGAATCTTATTCTGACAAATCACTATGAAAGACCTTTTCAACCAGATATTGGCAGTAATGTTCGCCGTCTTTTGTTTGAAAACATGGATACTATTACTGCAACAACATTGGAAAAAGAAATTCAACAGACTATTAATAATTATGAACCAAGGGCAAACATATCTAGGTTGAATGTTGCGCCAGACTACGATAACAATGGTTTCAAAGTCTATATGGAATTCTATGTTGCCAATAGAACAAGTCCAATAACAATTAATTTCTTCCTAGAACGGATTAGATAAAGATGGCTAACGCTCGTTTACAAATTTCAGACCTTGATTTTGACCAAATCAAGCAAAATCTAAAAAGTTATTTACAACAACAAAACACATTCCAAGACTATGATTTTGAAGGTGCTGGACTTTCTGTTTTGTTGGATATTCTTGCCTATAATACCCATTACAATTCATATTACTTGAATATGGTTGCTAATGAATCTTTCTTAGATACTGCCATTTTAAGAGACTCTGTTGTTTCACATGCAAAGACTTTAGGTTATACACCATATTCAACTACAGCTGCAATGGCAACAATTAATGTTACTGTTGAAAGTGGTAACACAACTCCAGATATAATTACACTTACGAGAGGATTCTCTTTCAGTTCCAATTTAATAGATGAAGTTTCATATAATTTTACTTTATTAGACGATGCAACTGCAACAAAATCGGGAACAGCTTTTTATTTTGATAATTTGCAAATATATGAAGGTACATTAAACACATATCAATTTACATATAATCAAAATTCAAATCCTAAATCTACATTTATTTTGCCAAATAGTAACATCGATACAAGCACAATTAAAGTTACGGTATCACCAAATGCAGGTAATACATTTACTGAAGTGTATAATTTGGCAACAGATATTTTAGATGTTACTGTTAACTCCTCTGTAT